TTGTTTTGCTTTTCCTAAATCATTTCTTACATCAACAATCTCATCCCTAAGTTCTTTGTTCTTTTGGATTTGCTTTTCATTCTCTAAATAATCCTCAATAAGTTGTGTAACTTGAAGAAGTTCGTTATTTAGTTTGATTTCTTGAGTTTCAAATGTTGATAACTTGTTGATAAGTATGTTAATATCTCTACTTACTTTGTTTTCATCTTCTTTGAGTTTATTCAACTTTTTATATTCTAACTCAAATGGTGCTAACTCTTTTCTCTTAGATACCAACTCTGATTGTTTGTTTTCTAAATCATTTAGTTCTGATTTGATGGTTTCCAATTCACCCTCTACCTTTTCTTTTTGCTCTAAGATGGTTTGTGAGTTCTCCATACAAATATCACATTCTTCATTGTATTTGTGGGAATCTAAATGTTGTTTTCTCTCACTAAGGGATTCGCTCTTTATAAGATGTTTTTCGATATTATTTTCAACCAATGTAAGTTCATATCCTATCTCAGTATATTCGGTTAGACCCTCATCGATTTTATCCTCATCAAATGAATCAATTGATTCTTCTAATTGTATTTGAGTTTCTTCTAACTTACCAATCTTAGATTGTGTTGTATCTCTTTGAGATAACAAGTCGGTCAAAGAAGTTTCCGAAGTCGATTTTTTAGTTTCTAACTCATCTAAAGAATAATTGTCGGATTTAACTTTTACAATCTTTTCGTTGAGAGAGATTAATTTCTGATTGTGCTTATCCACTGCTTCTTTAGCAGTTGTTAAACTAACTTCTTCTAACTTATACTCAGCTTCTGCTCTTTTTAAATCAATTTCGATATCAGCTAATTGTTGAGTAAAATCATCTCTCTTAAACTTTCTAATCAAAGAAGCGTTATCTCTATTCTCATCCGATGCATGTGAGTATAATTTATCAAAGATATCCACTCCCATAAATTGAGCAAGGATTTCCTTTCTCTCACTTTGTGATTTATCTATGAATAGAGAGTTATTACCTTGAAGTGAAAGAGTAGTTAGTACAAAATCTTCATACGTTCCTAAGTATTGTTGAATGATGGAGTTAGTATCCCTCCTTTGCTCTCCATTCAAGGAGTGGATACCACTCTCATCCTCTCTCCAAAAGGATACATCTACTTTTAGATTTCTCCCTTTGTTGATTAACTTAGCTCTTCTTTCAATAAAGTAATCTACATCTTCTATTTGGAAGTGTAGTTTACAATAGAAGTTACTCTTTCTATTATTAAGAATGTTCTTTGCTATATAGGTTCTACTTGTTTTGTCGAATATACAAAAGGATAGTGCATCGAATAAGGATGATTTACCACTAGCATTAGGTGCGAATATACCTACTATACCATTTGTGTTTTCAAATCTGATTTTATTATTCTCACCATACGAAAACATATTAGAGAATTCAAACTCCTTTGGAACCCATTGTACATTAGGAGTCATTTCATCGTCAACCAACTTTGTGTTGATTTCTCTATTGATTTGTTTTATCTTATCAATCGTTTCATCATCTGCCAAATACTGTCTTTCCAAATAATCTTTGATAAGTTCGTTTTGGAATTCTACATCTCTCACATTTCCGATTGCTAACTTATCATCAAAGTTACCAGTCTTTTGTTTAGATAAAGTATCCATTCGAGTAACAGTGAACTCTTGTACTTTATATTTCTTTTTGATTTGAGTTAATGCCTTTTTAATCTGAGAAGGTTCCGTATTCGAAACTCTTACTCTCAATCGAGGTTTCTTAGGCATATCATCTACGATTGGAACTACACCATTGTTTACATCTAATGTATAGAAACCATAATCGTTTGGTAAGTCAACCTCTTCGAATGTTCTACTTTCAACATCCCATAATAGATAACCATGCTTATCTAATGATTCTCCGTGGTTTTGTTGAATCATAGAACCAGCATATGCTATTGTTGAAGTTCCTAATGTTTGTCTTTTATGAATATCACCTAACATTACCATATCAAATCCTTCAAACATATCAGTTGTGAAAGAGTTTGATGATACAGTATATCCGATATCAGTTTGTGCTAAGTTTACAGGTCCGTGGAATAAACAAATAGTGTTCTCACCTTCTACCAATTCCGCCTTTGGCCAATTCTCTTTTTCATCGAGTATCGAATATACAACAAAAGTAAGATTATGAAAGGGATACACACCAGTATCTTTAAGGTAATGGATTCTATCATTTTCTAAGTTTTCTACGATTGGAGTTAGTACATCCAATCTATAATTATTATTTAGATTACAATCGTGATTACCAGTGATTAAGAATGTATGTTTTCTATTTGCACATTCAGTTAAGAACCAACTGATTTCTCTGATTAACTCAGGACTCATTTCGGTTTTAGCATGTGCAATATCACCAGCTAAATAGATAACTGAATTCTCAATGTTATCCTTATCTACGTTGTTTAAGAATTTTTGGAATACTTCTCTATATTCCTTATGTCTTTTTAAATTACGAATATGTAAATCCGCTAAATGGTAGATTTTTTCTACTATCATATATTATTTAGTTTTGAAAGGATTAAATCATCCCAACCGGTTTCTTCGGTTTCTTTTAACAAGTTATTTATTTTATCAAATCCCAAATCACCAGCATCACCACCTTCAGGTATAACATTCTTTACCTTTATACCATTTTTGATAAAATAGTTTGCATGCTTAGTAGAATCTTCTACTGCATCAGAATCTAACAATATGTTGATTTCCTTTACACCCTTCTCTTTAATTTTGTTTTGTAAACTTCGAGGTATAAACTTTCCTAAAATAGGAATCACATTTCTCTTTACTGAGAATGAATCAAAAACTCCCTCCACCAATGTAATAGGTTCTTTCCAATTGATTTGATTATCAAATACAATTACATTTCTACTAACAGGTGGATTCTTATACTTCATCTTCTCATCTTCATAAAAAGAACGAGCAATGAAATAATTTAATTCACCATCTTCATTATAAGATGGAATAATTATTCTACCACTATATAATCCTTCCTCACAATAACCAATATTATATTTCAAAACCTCATCCATAGAAATACTTCTTTGTTTGAGATAATGAATTGCTTGATTATAAATCGGATTGATTGATTTTGGTTTTTTTGAAAGTGATTTGAATTCTTTTGGAAGTCTGAGAACTATCTTCTCTACTTCTACTTCATTTCGTTTTGGTTTATACTCACCATATATAGAATGAATTCTTGCTAATTCACTCTTATCAACATTTAGTTTATAAAGTAAGGATTGAATACTCCTACCCTTAGAATCACATACCCAGCAATGCCAATATTGGGATTCTAAATTGATTTGGAGTTTCTTCTTATGGTGATGACAAAAAGGGCAATGATGTGCTTGTTCATTTCCCTTTAAAGATGTACCAACACCTAAGGCAGAATCCAATACGTTTATAACAACTAACTTATTTCTTGCGGAGAGCATAAATTAAATTTTATACAAATATAAGAAAAATATTTGATATATCCAAATTATCCAATAGTTGAATCGGAAACATCGAACAAAAATTGTCCTAATTTTTTTATATCATTAATAGTTTGTGCATCAACGTTACGCTTTTGCATTTGAATTACCAAATCTTTTATTGATTTTACTGCTATTTTCAATCCATCATCCTTCGCATTCAAAGAATTTGGATTGATACCATGTTTACGTGCTACTTGATTTAAAGTCATAATATTATTTTTTGTGTATATACAATTAAGAGTACTAATATACAAATAATATTTTAATTATCCAAATCTTTTTTGTAAAATTTTCCTAAAATATTACCATTTAGACAATTATCATCAGAAAGTACATCATATTTGAATTGATAATATACTTCATAATAAGATAAGGATTTTTTGGAATAGCAGAATTGTAATACACTTCGTTTGAACTCATCTTCTTTACCTTCTGAGATTTGTTCTTTAATCCAATCGTTTGATGAGTAGTATTTCTGCCAGTCAGAAGATTTTCTAACTTTTTTCTTTTTAGGAAGTGAACCTCTTATACCCTTTAACTTTCGTTCTTCTTTGATACGTTGTAGTTCTCTTTT